AGCAAGTGGCATCTTTGTCGCATCTGATGGAGCAGCAGCCCACTTAACACCTGTTGCTTCCCCAGAATCAGCAGTCAACACATAAGTATTAGTGCCAACAGCCAAACGAGACACAGCGTCAGCGCTGGTCGCAACAATAAGATCACCTTTTGCGTCAACAATGTCTTTCTGCACAACACCAGGAGTGGTGTTTACAAAAGTTTCAATGTCCGTAAAGTTTTGATTCATGTCGGCAGCAACAATCGTTGTTCCTGCCGTAAAGTCGTTTAGAGGTCCAAGAGTTGCCATTTAACGCAGTCTCCTTGGCGTATAGGTGAACGCCAGCGCATTGATTTCCCAATGGAAATTATTAGTAGGTCCGCTGACTTTCATACTTACACTCCGTCCTGTCCCAAGTGTAGGCAAGTTTTTGACATCAGCGGTGAGATCACGACCAATAGCATCCCATTTAGCGAGATAAGCAGAATCAGTACCTGCGTCATCCCACTTAGCTGTATCCCAACGAGAAGCAGACGTTTTGCCTTCGACGCTCACACTAAAACTAGAAGTTTGCGTAGATTTGTCGTAATCCTTAAAAATGTTTATAGGCAACGTAATTGTTTCTTCAGCAGAAACAACAGCCCTTGGACGACCCCAACGCTTCTTAACAATAGGGTCTTTACCTGTTACCCAACGAGTAACAAAATACGAATCAATATGTGTTTCCGTACTTGACGTGTAACGATCAGCGTCACGTTTCTGTTCATCCTCAACATCAACCACAGAACCCGTATTCGCCACACATCCAGCAAACACTGTAGGCGTACTATTTGGTGGCCTATAAGAAAACAATGGGCCAGCATCAATATCAGTAGCTACCCACGCACCACCCTGCCCCAGCGAAGGATCATAAATATAGGTGCGGCGAACTGTTGCAGCAGAATCTGTGTAATCAACAGAAACATAAAGTTTGTTGTTACCCCACGCAAGCTGCGGTGCAGACCCAAAAGTAATTTGCTGATTATCTATAGCTGGCTGCAATTTGCTAAACAGCCACGTAAAACTTTGACCGTCGTAAACGTATATGCCTTCTTGTGCGTGCCAAAAAAATGTTCCAACTGGAGTATTTACAGGCGACGAAAGTTCTACTGCCCCAACGTCGTTACTTAACGTAACGACTTGAAACGAATCAGAATCAAAACCAAATATCGCATACACGCTGTTTGTTTTGAAAACTATTAAACGATCACCAGCAGCAACCAGACCAGTTATCTGGTCGCCGTGTTCACCAACATCTATGTCTACGTAATCTTCTGCTGACCATGTTTCTGGGGTGTTTGTGTTTGACCATCTGACTCTGGAACGGTAACCCGTTCCTGATTCGTAAGTGTTTGCCACCCATGCAAAGTTGTTCCAGAAAGCAATGTATTGGGCTTGCGGCATGTTGCCGCTTGCCCCAAAAGCGGTTCCGAGATCCGCAGCCGTTGACCCATCCCACTTGAAAGACGGCTTGTCATAACTAACGCCATAAGAAACATTGTTCATTGTCATCCCGTAAACACGGGAGCCATTTGTCCTTGCTGTTATTCCTGTAAGATCCGTAAAATTGCCCACCGCCGAATGAGCCACTTTGGTTCCGTAATTAACCATCAACTGGTTAGTTCCAGAATCAGTGTGAAATCCCCACATGCCTTTAACGTCGGCACTTAGGGCTGTTGTGTTTCGGCGGTCAACACCATCACGCATCCGAATACCACCACGAGGGTCAACCGTTACGTTGAGCATGTCGGGTGATTCGTTGTCTGCGAGGTTGAACTGGTCGCTTCTAAGGTTCAATCCACCTGAGAAAGACTCCAGTACTTCAAGAGAAAAACCTTGACGAGCCATCAGGGGTTACCAGATCACTCCGCCAGTATTGGCGTACCTCAATCTCCCCATACCAGCAGCGTAAAGAGTTGATCTTCGACTGTTCGCAATCATCGGTTGCGGAGCAGGAGTATCAGCGTAGCGACGGGCAAGGTTGTCAAGTTGTGAAGTAAACAACGCCATGTACTGGTTACCCATTGTTGGATCTTCCTGTTGGAAATACGCAGCAGAAATAGCGTAGGTAGCAAGAACCGCATGAAACGGATCAGGTAAATCAGGAGAAGAACCGCTAGAACTACCCAACCCAAACGCAGTTGGGTTACGGATAGCCCGAACATACATAGTATCTACACCATCAGGAACAGGGTAAAGACGAACTGTGTCGTTCCAAAAACTCCACTCCCACGGAGAACCCGATGGTAACGAGTTCAATGGGTAATCAAAATCTGCGCTATCAGAACCTATGTATTCCAAAACATGGTCATCGTTCCGAATAGCGATCATGTCACGCAAACCCTGAGTTACAGCATCAGGAGCGCCAGCAATAGTAGCTAGTGTGTAATCCTTGGTCCCATCAGCAGTATTAAACGTCGTGCGCACTTCATAAAAAGGCCAACGCTTTTCGCTATAAACAATCAGATCAAACCCTTGACCAATCATCGTATCCAACGTGGTGTCATCAATGTCAGTTGAATCAATATCAACAACACTACGCACTTGAGTACGAATCTGAGCCAGAGTTAAAGCCATTAGGTAGCCGCCGATTGTCGGGTGTGACCAATGCAGATATCCGACCCGCCGACTGGCCGTGCTTTACACGGATTGCCTGCACGGGTCGTTGCAGAGCAAAAAGTTGTGGCGTGAGAAACAGGAGCTTCTTCTACAAATTCAGTTACACCAGGTATGGCACGAGCACCTTGTACTTCGCCAGGAGCATAATGCCCAGGACGAGCACCAGTCGCACCAGCAGGTCGTGCATTTGAACTGTAAACAAGAGCTACTTCTCGTTGCATATTTGCTCCACTAAACCAAATTCAGGTGGTGGGGGCCGAAGCCCCCCCACCAACTGCCTAATAAATTAGGCGATGTTAAATAAACGTCCTTGCCTTGAGCGGTTGCTGCAAGTCAAGTTTCCGTAACACAAGATCTGCGCAAAGCGAGCATCTTGGTTTGTGGGACGCACAAACGGAGTTGGTTGGAACCAAGTATCCGTATGAGCCACAAGCCTGAGGTATTTCGTATTTAAGAAATACATAGCATTTGCTTCGCAGTTGCTATCGAAGGTCACTGGTGCTCCCTTAAAAAGGAGGTTCTGGAATCCTGCGTCAGCTACTTCGGCACTTGTGTACCGAAGATTTGGCTGAAGCAAGGCTTCGTAATCTTCGTAACGCTCTTGGTCAGTAAAGATAATGGTTGGTTGATCATTGCCAACAGAAACTGTGTTGTACACAGATGACATAGCTGCCAAAGACAATGCTGCTGCACCGTGGTTGGTCATTGTTGGTGCCCACCACGAGTTACCAGCCGCTGCTGAGTTAATTCCACCCAGCGTTCCGCCAGCAACGATTCCCTGGATACCCATGAAATCTTTGCCGCCATTACCGTTACCATCACCCCACAACATGGTGTTCATGTTGTCGATAATGGTTTGTTCGGCTTGCATAACCTTGCCCTCAAGGAGGTCAATAATTGCTGCTTCGCCGTTGTTTTTGCCTTCTTCAATACCAGTAATGGTTACTGTTGCTGCATACTGTTTCCAGTCGTATTCTGCGGCACTAATGCCATCTTGAGCAGTAATAGCGATTGTGTCAGCGCCTTCATATGAAGCGGCAGTTGAGTTAGACCCATAGATGATTGGAACAACGATCTTTGCTCCACCGCTCACACGCCTAATGGTTTGACCATTGGTAAGCGCATAAAACAGAGGTCGAGCACCGAATACGTTGTCAGCCAGCTTAGGGACGTAGTTATAGAGAGTGGTTGACAAAATTTGGTCAAAGTTTGCGTTACCAGCCACGTCTACTCCTTAGTTAGTTATTCGGATAATTTTTTAGTTGCAAGCTCATAAGCATCACGAATAGAAGTAACTGCGTTACCAAAATCACGACTGACAGTACCTGGTGCCGAACCCGAACCATCCTCAACAACTGAGGCTGCACGCTTTTCTTCCACAATGTCAGAGTTCTTAGCTTTCTCCTGCAAATCCGCATAAGTCATATGCGCATAAGCAGCTTCTAAGTTCCCAATATTGTGTTTCAAAGCATGAGAGTACAAAGCATTCTCATCTATGTCAGCTTGAAATTTATCTCGCAGTCCGTCCATTTCTTTCTGCAAATTTTGCTGTCTGTTTAAGCGACTTTGTTCTTCAATCGCTGATTCAAGTCGTCTAAGTCTGGTTTCTTCTGGGTCCAGTTCTTCCATTTCCTCTTCGGGAACGGATACTTGGTTGCCCATTCTGATTCCGAAAGCATCAGCTAACGCTGATACAGCACTTTCAGGATCAGACTCCAGCGCTTGGACGATTGCCTCACCTTGAGCCAATCTTTCGCGTTCAGTTGCCAACTCTTGCGTTTTACGTGTGTAATCCGCTTGGCGTTGGTAGCCATTAATAAGCTCGGTTTGCGACACATCCATTTGTTCACCGTCAACGGTGACGGTAAAAGAAGGGCCGCTATCTTCGCTTGTTTCGCTTGGGTTGCTGGTATCCAGTCCCAAGGCTGTGTTTTCATCCATCAGGAATCCTTTCGGGTGTTCCTATATGACACATGGAAGTGTCCCATTACATGTTAGGCAACTCTATACCCATTTGGTTCTGGAGTTGACTTATCAGTTCGGGTGGTACTCCGCCTGTGCCTTCAAAGACTTGTTCGGGGATTGGGCCTGGACCCATGCCGCCTTGCGACATTGGAGGCGCACCAAAGGGATCAGCCACTCCCCCAGATTCCTCTTGCGCAACTTGAGCATCAAGAGGAGTTTGTTGTTGAATCATGTAACGGTCAGGATCATTAATCCCAAATCCGTAAGACAACACATGTTTTGCTATTTCTGTTGGATCTACAACAGTTCCAATTAAGGGAGCCATAGCGTTAAGTAAAGAAATTGCTTGTTGACGGCGAGCCGTTTCGTTAAACGGTTGAGTGGAGCCGCCTTCTACTGAGAAATCAAATTCCCCGATAATGTCATCACGGGTGTAAGCGACATAAAACTTTTGGTCATCTTTGCCTGTGATACGCACCATTTGTGCGTCAGTCATGTACTGCATCATCAGTTGCATAACCATACGTGCAACTTCTGAAATAGAAATTTCTACAATTGCCAGTTTGTCTGCCGCACGGGCGTTACCTGCATCAACAATAATGCTGGCTTCTGTTGCAGTACGACGAGTTTCAGGCATTTGCCCACGGGCATATTCAGATACACCGCTTACAGTGTTTATGTCTCCTTCAATAATGTTTGAATGGTTATACATTTCGGGGGCAAGAGGGACTTGCGGTAATGGCTGGACCACTCCTGCAAGGTCACGGTTCTCGTCGATAACAGGAACAAAACGTCCATCTTCATCAGATTCCAATGCTTCACGGCCTTCAGGCCCAAATGAACGCTCGTGGTAAAGGTACTTTCGTGCGTACCGTTTTCTGTGGTTTACCATTTGAGAACGAGTTTTGTTTAGTTCTTCTTGAAGCGATTCGATAGCTTCAAGGTCGCCCATTGGGTAGAACATGTCAGGAACGTCGTAGTTCCTCATCATTACAAACGGGTGACCAAAATGATACGGCATTGGGGTCGGATCTAATAAATAGTCGTCGCCACCTTCTGAACAAACAGAAATTGTGCCATCTTCAAGATCATAAAATTCGTACAAAGTAACTCGTGCAGTTACTTCGTTGTACTGTTCACGTTCGTCGTCACCATCCCAGCGATAACGAACACCAGAATCAGCAACTAAGTTTTGTCGAGTTGATCGCTTAAATCTTTTGTCTCGTTTTACTTCTGCTAGTGGGCGCACAATACGTTGCGCTATCCAACGAGCATCGTCAAGACATGTTGCTTCAGGATCAACAAGCATGTCGAACGGGCTAATCCGTTCTACAAACGCTTGATCTTCTACAACTTCCATCTTTTTGGATGGAATGGAATCCATTACATCCTGATCTGATGGCAGATCGTTTACCATTTCAGGGTTGTCGTAAGCAAACTGATCGACTTCGAGAGTAGCTGCATTGTATTCAGCAGCCATTTCAGCGGCAGTCAAGTCTCTTTCTTCCTCTACGAACCGCCAACCGACTTTAAGCCAGCCGTGGCCCACGATTAGAAAGTCTTTAACTGCACGCCGAAATGGTTTCCGATAGTCGTGATGTCTCCACAAATAGTTAATTACTGCCTCAACAAAAACGGCTCGTGATTCGTCACCCTCTTTGTTTGCTGTAACAGTAATTGTTGGGTGGTTTACCGCAACGCTCGGAGCAATAACATTAACGGTTGAGAAAGCCATATTGACAGAAATGCGGTCATAACCGACATTTCCCTCATAACCCCCACCAACACCACCGAATGTTTTACCTCTATAAAGGTCAATCATCCGATGCCACTTAGCGTCGTAGCCTTCTTCGCTACGCCACCTGTACGTGTTATCTATTCTCTCTTTTGTTTGAGAATATCTGTCGGCTTTCGTCATCCGTGCCATATCTATACCCAGCGTCGCCCTTGATAAATGGGTTCATGCCCAGCAGCACGAGCCTCTGAAATGATTTTTTTCTCTCGTTCCCTAACAGTTAGGTCACGATCTTCTGGTGGCAACATGTTGCGCATCGTTTCGCCTCTAGCAACCGTTACCGATTTGAGGCGCAAACGACGCTCCCAAAGTTCTTTAAGTTCCGTTAGAGGAACTTCCCCACGACGTGCAATAACGTATTGGGTGAACTCTTCAAAGGTCGCCCCATCTGGGATGACCGCCATACTCAGGTGCTTTGAACAGCGCCATCAGGCTGAGGAAGTTTAGTACCAGGTGCTACCCGACCCGTAACTCCATGCTGATTCAAAGGAGTTTCGCGAACTCGCATATCTGCACCCTTGTCACCAGGATGAGCTTGATTCATAGCTCCTGTGAAACGAGGTTCGTTTGGTTGAGAACCACCCTCAGCAGGAGGTCCATTGTAAAGCTGTGCATGGTTGATGCGCATTGTTTCGCCCATTCCCGATGCATTATATTTTCGGTTGGTTGCCATATTCGGCCACTCCAATCATAGAGACATGTCTAAGACATATTTAAGCTGTCCCACGTAACGTGTTCAAGCCAATCGTATCGCCTACAGGTTCAGGTTGGTTGGCTTGTCTCATCCACCAATCAAAAGTATACATATCATCTACTTTTTGAACGTACTCAGGGATAAACGCATACTTGCGCATTTGGTTAGCTAACGCCAACGCCATAACACGGTCATCATGCGGAGAACCCGACATGCCACCACGCTCATTACGCACATAAGTACGCAACTCGGCAATCGTATGCTGGTCTTTCAAAATCAACTCTTCGTTACGTAAAGCCATAGACAAATCATCAATCATCAACGGTTTAGATGTACGAGTAGTTTTCCACCCAAACTCTTGCGACTGCCGATTTGTTTGATTATTTAACGACCTACGACGAAACATGTTCGGGTAACCCAACTGACGCAACTGTGTAATAGTCGTTAGCCCGTGGTTATTTGACTCCACGCAACACAAAGCATTCCCGTACCAAATTCCAAGGTTGTGAACCTCGTAAGCGAGTTCATCAGGTGGGATATGGCCGTGCCATACCGCAACCTGTGTGCCTTCTTTTGCATCCAACACCTGAATACACGAATAATCGCCATGACCTAAACCCTCAGCCGTGTCCACGCCAAGGACGTATCCGCTCCACCGCTCTGGTTCCTGCCACACCGTTAGCATCTAAACTCCAAAACCTTTGGTTGGATCTCGTGAAGATAGCCGTAACGACCAGCTTCCACATGCATTTGCATAGCGTCAAGAACATCCAAATCAAACACAGGATTTCCCGAACGAATAAAAGCCTCTTCGGGGGTGGTCGGGTACTCCTGAGCCAACTGCCACGGGAGCATCGAATCACGCTTTGATTCGTACCAAGATTCATCCCTATCTCCCGTCGCACTCCACGGAAAAAACATAGGCGAAAACTTGTTATTTCCTGTAGTAGCACCAGTCCACAAATGATGAAAAAAGTTACCAGACCCATTCGCCGTACTTAACCCAATAATACGGCCACCCACATCAGCTACAGGCTCAATACTGGCCCATGCGTCCTCTGGTGAAGGTAAGAAAGCCCATTCGTCAACCACGACGAGGCTGGCCGATTCTCCACGAGCAGGGTCGCTCGCTGAAGGCATCGAAACGATTTGCGATCCATTGTCAAAAGCCATTCTTTGCTGGTGTTCGACCAAGGACTTAGGTCCACGATTTATCATCCAATCTGGCAAATGCTTTGCCCCATACTTTGTTTTTTTCAACAACAACACTGACTCTCTCTCAGTACGAGAGAGATCAATAATGTTTTGATCGGGATGAAAAAACGCTAGCCAAAACTGGTGAGCAGCAACCAGCGTCGTCCACCCAATCTGTCTAGCTTTTAGTGTAAGCGAATATCTATTTTCGGCCCACTCTTTGAGAGCCTTTTCCTGAGCCTCACGTAAAGAAAAAAGAATACGCCCGTGAGCAGGGTGAGCAATGTACCAATAATTTTCAAGAAAATACTTCTCACTTCTGACACACTTCCGCCATTCCACTTCCTGGCGTAACTCCGTCAAACGACTCATCTAACAATTCAAATCTTTCTTCAACTGCTCCCACACAGACCACTGTTGCTCAGTCCAAGTATGGTCAATCGTATTGTAAAGCTGAGAACACTGAGGCCCATAACCAGGCACCAAATCAGTTCTTACTATAGGCGCAGGCTCCTCTTTATCATCAGACCACAGCATCGACACACCGCTGACAGCGGCAATCAACGCCACCACAGCAGCAGTAATCGCTGCAACAATCTTTTTGATCGCCTCCGACCAAACATCCGCCCTCTCCGCAACATCCTCTATCTCCATAACCGCCCCCTACTGGCAAGACTCACACACCTCAGGGTTATCCAAACCACACTCCAATGGTTCATCATCTTCAAATGGATCACGCAACAAATCAGGGCGTTCACCCATCTCCTCTAGCTGCATCCACATCCCATCATCACGTAAATCTTGCAGTTCTGTCACCACTTCACCTTGTTCGCCCAATAAGCCGCAGACATCTTGCCCTTAGCAATATTCTTTGCATGACGAGCCTTAAACGACCTAGACCGAGCCGTATTCCCCTTATCCCCAGTCTTACCCTGCTGACCAAAACGAATCGTTTTAATCTGATTTCCTTCTTTAGCCACAACAACATGCGACTTCGTAGGGTGTTTAGGTGTACGTTTCGGCTTGTTATAACCCGAAACACCAGCACGTTTTAATCGAGGATCAGGTTTAGATGCCACTATCGCTTCCTTTTCTTCGCAGTTTTAGCAGATTGCTTAAAAGCCTTAGCTGTAGGCGCACCTTTAGCACCAGGCTTCCTCATACGCTCCCCACTACCAGCCTTAATACGCTTCCGTTTTGCATGAATATTTGCATACAAACCAGGCTTCTTAGCCATTAACGCTTTTTCCGCTTATTCGTAACCTTCTTACCAGTACGCTTCGCCTCTTTAGCAGCCGCAGCACGACCCTTAGACGTATATGAATAGTGTTTCTTGCCAACCTTAGGCATCTTCCAAACCACCCTTAATTAATCGCAGAGAAGCAACTTCTTCTTCCAACAACGAAGCAAGCTCGTCATCACTAAAAGCAGAAACGTCCCGTTCATCTTCCATAACCACTTTACGCTTCGGCGTAAACTTTTCAATGTATTGCAAATACAAAGAAGCAGCCTTCACATCACCACTGGCAGCCTGCTGCCAAAGAGCATCAATGACGCTCTGAACACGTTCAGGGTTGATGTTCAGTTCTGCTGCACGACGATCCCACTCACGGATAAACCGTGGATCTCTTTTGATGCGGCGAACAGAATCCTGATGGATTTCCTGTTCAGCCGCCCACTCCTTCTGAGTCTTAGGTGACCTTTCAGGACCAAGCAACAACCAATCCAGTAAAGCCTTCCAAGTGTCAGGCATCACTTTCTCGTTTGAGTCCTCGTCCCAGGCCCAACCTCGGCCTCCACCATTCTGTGGCATGTAAGCGCTCCTTCATTTGTATGCCCACACCATAGGACAGATGTCCCAAGCAGACACCTAACTAGAATATGACAGTACTGTTACAAACACACACAACCAGTAAATAAAACGGGACACTCTCCCCCTATACTAAGTAATTACTTAGTACCAATCTCCATACCCCCCAGGGATGGAGATTGACACTTAGTACTAGGAACTAAGAACTTTGGCGCATACAGCGACAAAGGATTCAAGTTCTAAAAACCAAACGCATTCCAAATGGATATCTATACATATACGTGCGCAAGGGGGCGTACCCCCACAGGGGGGTGGGTGCGTGCGGCTTGCTTTCAGCAAGCTGGGCCAGTTCGGTGGACCGCCGCTGCACTTAGTACTCTGTACTAAGTAAAAACTAGTACTTTGTACTAGGAAACGGCCCAGAATTACTCTGTAATTTGCTGTTGGTGGTGGCAAATAGCGGACCGCTGCCACTTCGTGGCAACCCTTCGATGGTTGGGGGGTTTTGCTGGGGGTTCTGAAAGTAGCTTGATTCTCTTTGAAAGAGTTTTCTCTCCCCCCTCTTTTTGAGGGGAGAGAAAACCCCAAACCAAATTTTCGATGGAGGTCGAAATGGCAAATAAAGAAATTAGCTTTATCAGTTTGGAACCATCTTTGGATGGTTACAAAAATATGAGATTGTTGCTGCTTCAGCAGATTGAAGCTGGAAATACTGCTCCTGAAATTAGGAGAGCTTTGGGTGATATCGAGAGGTATCTCGATGCGATTGGAGAGTTAGTCTAATGATGAAAACTTTTGAATTTACTGCTGTCTTTGCTGATTCTGTTGAAGAGCAGGTGTTGAATCCCCAAGGGATTTTGGTTTCTCAATCTCAGATGAAAGTGACTTTGACTCCGAAGCAGATCGTAGATCTGATGGGGCTGTTGGCTGTTGCTTTGCCGAAGGTATTGGATTGAGGTAACGCTTACAGCGTTGTTTGTTCTTTCTTTCCAACCCCTTAGGGGGTTGGAGGGTTAGATCAGCTAACTGCTGGATTGAGTGTATTTAACCCCCTCTTGTTTGAGGGGTTAAATACTCTCACTATCAAAACCGATGGAGGAAATCGGATGAATGAAATTACCACTGCTAATGGGTATCCCATTATCGACAAGGTTGAAATTGCTAACGACCCTGGATTCTTTAGAATCCTAGTGAAAAGGGACGAATGTCCCTTCCCTGAAGCACCGTTTGTGGTTGCTATTAAGGACTTTAATCGGCCTGAATATGATGGCTGGGCGTATGCCTTGTCTTATGATTTGACCCTTGAAAAGGGTGTCGAGTTGCTCAATAAGTAAGCGGTTGAGTCGGATTCACCACCTTTGGTGGTGGATCTGCCCCAATCTCTTGATATGTTGATTGGAATATTACGGATGGAGGTCCGAAAAATGTATGATGATATTGTTACTACCGACATAGGTCGGTTTGGTGCTCGTGAGCGGCAGATTCTTGTTGAGTTGCTTACGGCATGGAATATGTGTGGGTTGCCGTCTGACTTTGAGTCAGACATGGTGCGGCCTATGTTTAATACTCACAGCGGCAAAGTGTTCCTCACTAATGAGGCTTACGAGACTGCCGTCCTAGAGGACGGTCATCTAGTGTCGTGGTATTACCTTGGCTATGAGGGTCACGAGGGGACTCTTTCAGAGTTAGAGGACGAGTTCAAAGTATCTGGAGATACTTGGCATCCCGATGATGTGCAGGCTTTGCAGAATATTCGTGAGTACTGGCAGGTGAATGCGTGATGCCTGATATTCCTGCTGCATCGTACCTGTTGTTTGGGTTCGCTATCGCTTGGTCACATATGTTGCTCATAGCGAAATGGGAACGCTTACAGGCAGAGCGTAAGGCTAGGCAGGCTCGTGCTGAAGCTGAGTGGAAGGCTTGGTGGCAGGCACGGCTTGATGCCGAGCGAAAGTAGAGTTTGGGAGGTATTACACCCCCCTCACGTAGTGAGGGGTGTAATACCCCCAATAAACAACCGATTGGAGGATCGGAAATATGAGCAATTGGATAGAGGGTGCAGCACTTTACGCTGTAGGTGGCGACATCGTAGGTATGGGTGCCACTGTTCGAGCTAGGTTCCGTCCTTTGGACGGTGCTGATGCGAATTTGGTTCGGGCTTTCTTGGATGCGCAAACCGCTGAAGCGGTTTACTCTTTGACTGGAACTATCGTTCCACCTGTCCATAAGGAAGCAAACATTTCCCGTAAGCGGTATGAGTATGGGAACCAGCTATTAGAAGCTGGTGTGTTCACATCTAAGTATGACGTTCGTTCGACTTGGATTCTCACCGAAGATACGTGGGAACCTGGGATGTAATCAAATGTTGGGTGTATTTAACCCCCTCTAGTTTGAGGGGTTAAATACTCCCACAACAACACCGACGGGGAGGTCGGGTATGACAACAAAAGAAATCAACCAGAGCATGGAGTGTATCTACGATAGACCCTATGTGACGGCGGCATCTGTATCCAAAATGGAAGATCGTGATTGGTTTTTCTTTCAGGTGACTGTAGATCTAGGTGCGTTGGATGATGGCAACGGAATGTCTACGATTATGTCGAAGAAATACGACACGTACGACGACGCTGTTATCGCTATGAATGAGCATCTGGAAGGGGTGTACAGCCCCGTTTAACAAGTGTTGGGTGTATTTACCCCCCTCTAGTTTGAGGGGGTAAATACTCCCACAAACATAAGGAATGTGGCCAAGGCGAAAGAGCACACTTATCCACCTAAGGTTAAGTGGTAAGTCTCTATGAGTTGTCTGGCAGGAGAAGTATTGTTAATAAGTTGAGGTCCATATACGCCATGCGGAAACGCCATGCGTTGAGGACCAGAAGTTGAGAGCAATCTTCAAAAGTCACGGCAGGCACAGTGAAGGCGTAGCTCAATGACGTTACACGGCAAGGCTAGCAATACACATGACAGGCAAGATCGGACGATCAGGTGAAAGGCGCTTGATCTATGTTCATTGGGTTCTTGTTTGGAGAGGGTGTAGGGGTGCAAATCCCTAACATTCCACGCTTCTGAGTGAGTGTCCCACCCACTTGGTAAAGTAAATAAATCAATTAACAAATACACTTGGAGGTGTGTTTACATGACATTAGAAACCGTTATCTACCACGAAGGTCACGACTGGTTGACCAAAGAGGTAAACGAACATGGACGCAACGTCCTTGACGTTGCATCAGAGGTAAATGCTGATTTCCCTGTCGAATATGTGGCATCACGATATGTATGCCCCATGACAGGTGAGCTTAAGACCCCTGTTTACGAAAAAGGTAACAAGAAAGGTCACCCTAAGAACTTGTATGTTCTTCGTGTGGACGGCGTTAATCCGCTGGACTTAGGTGAAGTAGAAGATTCTACGGATCTTGGGTTACATTCTGGTCGATACCCACAACGTGACGGATACAAGCACGTCTTTGAAACTATGGAAACTATGTTCCCTGATAGTTGCACAGACATCACTGTGTTTGGTCGTGGGGAGCGTATCGCTATCACCCAACAAATCGGAGATCCGATTGAAGTTATGGATGGTGACAATATTTTACCTGTGATAATCACTAGCTCGTCCTTAAACGGACAAGCTAAGACAACGATCAACGCTGTTGGTCACCGTGTTAGTTGCTTGAACATGTTGGATCTGTCCAAAGGACTGATCCAAGTTAAGTCAACTAAGAATCACGACGACCTACTGACCTTACGGTCAGCGTTGCTGGAGGCAAGCAAGGTGAATAGTGACAATCTTGTCACCTTTGCACGCAACCTCAGCGAAAAAGGGCTTAGTGATGTTGCGTTCTATCGGATGCTTAACGCTCTACTGCCAGAGGCAGACATGGACGCTCCCACTAAAACTCGGAACGCTGTAGATGCGAAACGTGCTGCGATCCTGAACGCTTGGTCAAAAGAAACTAATGGTGTCTGGGGTAATGGATGGTTCGCATACAACGCATTCCAAGGTGCCGAGCAGCATCGAATCAATCAAGGCTTCAAGTCTACGACTGCTGCAAAGCAGAAAGGATTTGAGAAAGTCTTGGATCGTAAAACACCTATTGCAGATGCGGCAGAACAATATCTGCGAGAGCTACTACTAGTAGGTGTGTGACGGTAGGATAGGTCTGGGGAGGCCAGGTGATACCTAACGGTATACCTCCCTCCTGGCCTCCCTGCCCCCCCAACTCTTGGTGTATTACACCCCCTCACGAAGTGAGGGTGTAATACACCTAGTAGCAAACAAACCCACAAACCATTGGAGGTTGCTTATGTGGACATTTACAGACGACGGTTTCTTTTCAACCGTGAAAGACCTAGACAACGACGGGCATGTGCTTGTACGTGGTCGTGACCCAAAGTCTCTTGGACGTTTCTGTGCCAGAGTCGGTGTGTCATTCAAAGAGATTCAGGATACACCTGAACGTGATTACCCTGTCAGGGTGTCAGTTCCTCAGCAAGATTGGGTGAATTACGTTTCCAATCGTGCAGAACTTATTGATTACTCTGACTTCAAAACTCATTGCAAAAAGCAGATATTTAACGGCAACATGTCGGGACTGAATAAGCGTTCGGTTCATGCGATGGCTCTTGTCTGGGCGGTCATGTACGACGAGTGGGCGGAACGTCCGACTACCCCTATGTCGGGTGGTGCAGGGCTAGCGCTTCACGAGGATCGGGTGATCCAAGAGATCGAGGGTAATTACCAAAGGTTTGAAACAACATGAATCTTTGGTTGGCTATTTGGTCAATCCTTGACTTCGCATCGGTGAATTATGAGCCACCGAATGCGGAGATCCCCGAAGTTGTTTGCGAATACTTCGCAGACGACTGCGTAAGGGCGCTGGGGATTGCGTGGTGCGAGTCACTACACAATCCCCGTGCCTACAACGGGGTAGATCATGGGTTGTTTCAAATAAACGAACATTATTGGGGCCATGTGTTTGAAAAACACTGGCCGAAACGGTACGAAGTGGTGCAGTCAACATGGATGGCGCACTACATACACGAGAACACCCGTGGAGGGTGGCAATTATGGACCTGTGGGAGGTACAGGTAAATGGCAGTTAAAAAAACATCAGAAGAAGCTGACAAAGAGATGCGAGAATTTGAATACATTCCGTTAGAGCCATACGGCGAAGATTCGCAAACACCGTGGTATGTGAAGTGTGCTCGTTGTGGGGAACCAAGGTATGTGTTGCCTGGGAACGCTCGCCGTGCTGCTAAGAAACAACAAGATCGGCGTTGTTGCATGGGTAGCAAAACCGAACTGATTAAAGAACGAAAATATAAAGACTGCATAGTTCAAGGCTGTTCATTTAGGCAACGCACACAGACCGACGATTATTGTTCTAATCATTTCAGACGGTTAGAAAAATATGGAGATGTGTTTGCTCATGTTCCGTTGGCTGGATCTTTGCCACGCAATACCACTTGCATGGTGCCTATAGATTCCAAAGGAACCCCCTGTGGGCGACACACGGAAAAAGGGTTTATAGGTCTGCAAGACCCTCCGACGTTTGACCCAAAGTCAATCGAATACGGCGAGGTTTGTGCTGCGCACGGAGCAAGATGGTACGCAAGTAAAACTTTTCAAGCAGGTGCAAAAGTGCGGCCTACTTTGTTTAATTTGGACTGGCCTGAAACTATTGCTTTCTATTTAGATCCCCAAAATGGGTACGTGAAGCCAAACAAAAAAGGTTGTTTAGTTTGGCAACACACTAAAACAGAGGCGGGTTATGGAACTATTTCCATAGCAAAAAATGGTGAAGGAACGACTCGGATGGCCGCTCACCGAAAAGTCTGGGAAGTAGCCAACAACGAAACTATCCCTGAAGGAAACCAGATACACCATATCTGTGGGGAAAGAGCGTGTGTAAACCTTGACCATTTGGAAAACATTACGTACATAGAAAACAATTCAGAAGCGTGCAGAGTTAAAGCTTTACGAGAAGAAATTGCTGAACTTAAAGCTGAAATAAAACGATTGAAACGAAAAGCAGCATGACCGAACGATCAAACAGATACAGAAAACAACGCTGTTGGGCAATTATGCCCGACGGATCACAATGCACAGGCACACGTAGGTCTAGTAAACCTTGGACAGGGCCAGGTTCACGCGACGGTTTACTTGCTTTATGCAATGGGCATAACACTCACTTCATTAAATATGGTGAGCCACGTACAGACATTCCATTACGTGCGATGATGCCTATGACGTTTGAAGAACGTGTTGAGCATTACATGAACCCTGTTCATGGATACATCAAGATCACTCCTTACGGATGTTTTGAGTGGCAACGCACCAAGCTGCGTGCAGGCTACGGGCTAGTTAATTCCAAAGTCATAGCTGCTAGGTGTGGCACAAAGAACAACGTACAAACACATCGAATGATGTGGATTTACAAGAACGGTCCTATCCCTGATGGGTTGCAAGTTCATCACGACTGTTACAACACAGCGTGTTGTAACCCTGACCATCTAGTCCTCGCAACAGGCATGGAAAACAATGGCGATGCTTCTATGGTCCGCCATTTGAAGAAACGATATGCCATGCTGCTATTAAAGGTCCGTGACCAGAAAAACCTAATTAAAAAATTGGAGCGAGAACTTGCCAAAGAAAAAAACAAAAATAAGCAAAGAAGAGAGGGAGGCGTGGCAGAAGAAAGCCATGAGTAGAAATAACCCTGTCATCTTTGAAGATGACTCATTTACTAAACAAGAAATTGAAAGAACCCGTGGCTAGATACAGCAATTTGAAATACATCGAATGGGAACCATCCGATTTCACACGGCACGGTTTCATAGCTACCTACGCACTAGGTGGCTGTCGTTGCACGCTCTGTTGTGAGCGGTGGCACGACTGGGACCAACCGTGGAAGGAAACACACCGAACACCTGCGTCGTAACGAAACTGTAATGTGGAATCAGAACAGGTGTCCGCTATACTAAGTAATTACTTAGTCTCCCCCAACCTCTGGTAGGTGGTTGGGGGGTACTTAGTACCACTCAGTGTCCTACCCCACTGAGAGACTGACAACATGAACGAGTACCCCTTACACAAAGACAGCGAAGGTCGCTGGGTGCATACATGGGTGAGGCAGTCCACAATAAAGACTGCCGATATGTGTTTAGAAAGGTTCCGAAACACTATCTTCAACCTTGTAAGCGAAGAAATAAAAGACGCAGCCACACTAGGTACTGCCTGCCACGCAGTAGCTGAGGATGCACTCAACACCCGTAAGACGGGTGGAGAGATGACCCGACAGGACATGATTGACTCGTTCGAGATGTACTGGGAGGAAGCTCTACCTACCATCGAAGTATGGAACAGCTATTCAGGTGAGAGCGCATACACAGAAGGGCTACGCAAGATCGAGAACTGGCGCACCGAGGTGCTGCCAGAATTGCAACCTGTAGAGGTTGAGGAATATTTTAATTTAGTTTTCCATGAAGATGACAATAGGATTGTCAAGTTTTCTGGCACCATTGATTTAGTTGAAGAGGACAGACTATGGGACTGGAAGTTCCCTAGTCGGGACTACAGCAGGGATCGGTGGCAGTACGAACGCTGGGATGTTCAGTCAATGGCGTACTGCTGGGCTAAAGGTATTTCTAATTTCTCTTATGCGATCATGCACCCGAAGGGTGTCGGTCGCATGGATATAGTTCGTGACGACAGCCATACAGATTGGCTTCGTCAAAAGGTCTTAGGGCTATGCCACGTCGTTGAATCCGAGATGACTAAATATCCTCTCGGTGATGACGGCTGGTGGTGTTCTGAGAAATGGTGTCCAGCGTGGACACGGTGTAAAGGCGCAATCATAGGAGGCGCAAAGTAATGGCATGGAAGCCAATGGAGCCGCACGAGCGTGCGAGCATAGAAGCACAGACGATACTCAAAGGTGCTGTCGATTTGACAGCAGCACAGGTATCAGCGAATGCAACAGATCCCAATGAGGATATTCTCACAACACTGACGGATAATGCGACAGTGTTAGCGAACATCCTTGGGGATGTTAAAACACAATTAGGGGCAGCGCCCCAACCAGCAGCAGCGCCAGCGGCGGCAACAGAAACCGAAGCGGTAGCGGCTGTAACCCAAGCATTCCAAGGGGCGACAACTACGCCCCGTGGACAAAGCCAATATCTAGGCGATGAAGATTACGATGCAGTACATAAGATATTCCTAAGTGAAAAGAATGCAGGAATTGTTTATGCGTCGAAAGACTCAGCGTTCATGGACAACCAAGCAATACGTAAACTGTTTCAAACAGGGATTCGCCAATTTCCTCAGGATTATTGGGCAGACTCAATGCGAGGTAAAGATATCCCGACAACCAAAACTGGAAAGTGCGGACTCGGAGATTTCAAACTTAAGAAGGGACTGTCCATTGGAGAAGATGGGCAAGTCTATGTAGGTAAAGGCGACGGCAACCATCCTCTTGCAAGCAAGAGCGGTTACTTCGCTGGACTACAGAAGAACACTTCTTGGTCATGGCCTGAACGACCCGAACCAGTTGACCCACAGGGTTGGCTTGTCGGCCTAGATGCCTAAAGAAATCAGCTTGGAGGAGGCGAGGGATCTCGTCACGGGGGCGGCAACTGCGTCCGCCCCCGAACCTCCTGCCGCTGAACCACAAGAGATCGAAGGTGTAAGCGCCCAAGATCTACGCAGACTGTTCACCCCCAAGGGGGAACAAGTACGTCGGATGCGACACGACCTACGCGCAGGCAACGAATGGAGCTTCGGAGTACGAGCCTTTGACGAGGCCACACTCGGAGGAGCAAGACCAGGGCAACTAGTAACCCTGATAGGTAGATCGCATACAGGTAAAACGTTGCTTGCAATGAACATGGTTGCGAAGAATCGCAACCATCGCACACTCTGGGTTAGCCCCGACGAAACAGAAACAATGTTTTGGGGACGATATTCGTCTATTCGGTTGGAGTTCGATCAACGAGAATGGTTGAACCGACTTATCCGAGAGGATGCGACGGCATGGGAACGGGTGGAACAAATCATGGAGGACGAAAAGAACCTCCACTTTGAATCCACTGGCATGAGTGTCGATGATTTAGACAAAGCGTTACGTATTGCATCCACTACTTTGTGGGGAGGCAAACGACCAGAAGTTTTAGTTTACGATTTCCTAGAACTAATCCGAGGCGGCGAAGCTGGGGACGCAGCTAGCGTCCAAGCAAAGATCGAATCGTTTAAGCAACTGGTATCTGACTGGCGATTGGTGGGAGTAATCATTCACCAATCTGGCAGAGGTACAGGTAACCGTGGCAAAGCTGGCGGCATTGAAGCAGGCAGGTATGCATCCACAAGTGAAAGCCATTTCCTAATTGAAACATGGCGTAGGTGGGATGACACCAACCTAGATGAGGAAACTCGTGCTCATTACGAGGACGAAGTTTCCGCTGGCCTGTGGAAAAACAAAGCTGGAGATGGGGAAAAAGCTGAGGTAAACCTCACCATTGACAGCAGCGGACGTATTCTGGAGCCAGGAGTTACATGGGAACAAGGCACGTTCGATGGATAGCGCAGCAGCAAACGTATTCAGTAACGTCTTTCAAGGGTTCCCCTATGCCTACGGCACCGACTCTGGCGGATGCCGCTGGACCCCACTCTCAACAGAACTGTTTGAGAGGCACCTAGAAGGCTCTGAGATGATCGGAATATATCCGATGGTCTACGACCCCTATAAGAAAGAAACTGGACCAGCAGGGTTCTTACAATCAGGAGAACCTTTAGATTCACGACCCATATATCCCGACATGAAAAGGGATTTATGGATGTGCATGTGGGGAGCCATCGACATAGACGAAGGCGACACCGACTCAGAAATTATTGCTAAAAACGCAATCAAATTATTTGAAGCCCTTGAAATTACAGCATGGCTAGAACGATCACGCAGTAAGGGCTACCACGTCTGGGTGTTCGCGGAACAATGGACACCCGTCACCCTCATGCGCAAAGCATTACAAGCAGTAATGCAACTCGCAGGAGGAGACTACGACGCTGTATATCCTAAATCAGATTGGCTAGACGGCCCACCAGGAAACTACATTCGCCTCCCCTACGGAGGAGAACGACCCTACGGGCGACAAGTAATGGTCAACACCGAATCAGGGGAAACCTACGACATTTGGGATTTCATAATAGGAGCCGAAGCAGCGCGAACCCCACTAGAAGATCTAGAACGAGCAGCAGAGCTATACCAAGACCCCGAACCTGATATCCCACCACCCCGAGACTACAGCAAAGAACCACTTATGCGAATAGATGGTTCACGCCTACGAGGACTGGCGTTAATGATGTACCGTAACGGGCCAGTGGACTATTACAGACAACACGGAGCAGGCAGAGGGCGACACGGATTCCTTAACCGTTTCGCACGAGCAATGTTTGAATCAGGATTTGAACGAGGCGACGTAGTGTCATGGACCAACGACCTAGATTCACGACTAGGCCAATGGTACGAAGAAGGCCCAAAGTTTATGGGCCGACGGGACGGCGACCGACAAATGGAACGACTAGTAGACGATGCCCAAAAAAGAGCAACCAGACACGTATGAGCTAGTCATAGAAGGACGGCCCCGAACAAAGGGCCGTCCACGTATGACCCGTGGGGGACGTGCCTACACACCTAAAGAAACGGTCGAAGCAGAGAACCGTATTGTCGAAGCTGTAGGCGACAACCCTCCAATCTTTGAAGGGCCAGTAAAATTAGAATTACATTTTACGAACGAAAGCACATACGTAAAAATTACGGCGCTACCAGATTGGGGTAAACCCAAGCTGCGTGGCGACCTTGATAATTACATCAAACTAGCTGCTGATGGGTTACAGAAATCAGGGATCATTCCAAATGACAGAGATGTAGTTTGGGTACAGGCAGAAAAACTATGAAGTTCCAAGACCTAGATTTCTCTGAACGTCTTAACCAAATGGGCGACCAATCCGAAGGCAAGTTTGAAGAGGTCGCACCTTGGCCTTTCGCACGCTATGGCCTGAACAGGCCACCATTTCGCCTAGACAAAGTACCCTCACATATTTGTTACACACCCGACTACCTCACAGAGAACTATCTAGTAGAGGTACAAGGGTTTGGGCGTAGCCAAGAAGTCCACATGAAGATAGATAAATTACAAGCTCTGTCATGGTGGCATGACCAAATGGAAGTCTTGTTATTTCTTTATGATTCGTTCTTTGATCGCTACACGTTTCTTAGATTTCACACAATTAGAGACTTGTGCCTGCAATCACCAACAAAATTTTTTCCAGAGGGTAAGGAATACTATGCCATACCAGCCGACATAGCATGGAGGTATGGTCAAGAAGGAATTTCCCTTTGATCCTCTTGATCTTGCATGGAAAGTTCAAGGGAATCCACAACAAAAACAAACTGAAATAGAAATACTTCAAGAAGCTGAACCTCACGCAGCACTAGAAGAATCTCAAGAAGAGCGCATACAGCTACAAGAAGCTGTGTTAGATGCTTTCGATGAATTAGACAAAGACGAAATTTGGTTACTAAACGCTTTGTTATTTGAACGATTAAGTCTCAGACAAGTCGAACGATTAACTCAGCTACCTAAAACAACAGTGGCACGTAAACGTGACTTTATTTTAAGAAAACTAAAACGAGCGTTAAACAAACGACAAGTCGTTAGAGACTACTTAAATTTTTTACTCATCTACTTCATAGTCTGAGTCGTCCATAGACTCATCCATTGCATCAGCCGAAGCAAGAATCAAACCACTGACTATTGAAAACACATGGCTATGCAAAGGACTGTTTTCAAAGTCGTTCATCATTGACTCCGCAGAAAACGCCATAGCGTGCTCAAACGGCAACACGAGCATTACCGCTAACGAATCATCATGCCACTTAGCATGATTCCCGTCAGACACATCTAGCAAATGAGAAGTGTTTTTAATGCCAGTGTAAATTTCCGAGGCAAGATAACCGTACTCTTCGGACCATTCCTCCCATTGAGCAGACTCCTCCTCGGCACTCACATTAACCAACCATAGAAGCTGAACGGGAATCCCCGACACGAGTAGATGCAATAGCCTTAGCTATACACACCACAAAAGCTGCTCCAGCTATTTTCAACGAGTCAAACCAATCAGGCCCAGGAACAGCCATAGCAGCAGCAAACGCCTGACAAAACGTAGCCAAACCACGCTCAGAACAATCTTTAAGAAAATCTATATTAAACAAAACTTCTCCTTAAACGGACCACAGGTACCGCCAAGTTACAGGGCCAACATTCCCATCCTTGCGAATAGGAAAATTGGCTTGAAATTCACGTACCGCTTTTTGAGTCGCACGACCAAAGATGCCGTCAACCACAAGCTGTGCGTTAATGCGTTCATTCAAACGTGCCTGCAAAGTAGCCACGTTCTTCCCCCTAGACCCACGGTGTAAAGGCTTACGACGGAAATCAACTCCCAAAGATTCCATCTCTTCCAACCGAACATCCCAATCCAAAGCAGTAGGCGTATTCGTCATCGGCATCCCAGAATGAATCCAGTCAGCTAAACCGTCACCAGGGCAATAAGTGGTGCCGAAATCTCTATGGCATTTGACCCACAAATGGTCGCCATACTCTTTCCGCATTGCCTCTACGACGGTAAGAATCGCCTCCTTCCCTGTCTCAGTTAGATCGTCACCCGAACCAATATAGGAAATGGAAGTGGTTTTAGAGTTCTGCCCTTTCGTAGCTGCACCTTGCTTCCAACCACGACCCTCAAAGATCTCGCCAGTCTCACCAGAAACCAACCAGTTGTAAGCGATAGAACGCCAGCCCCGAGTCTTGACATGATACTTGTCATGCTGACGGACCCGATCCCACGGAGAGGACGGAGAACCAGTCGTATGATGCACAACAACACCTATGGGGACACGGCGAAATTCGCTTAACCTCTTACCAGAGTCAATGGCCCCCCATTCGTCACGGGAAATGAACTTCATACCCATAGGGTAGTTCGTCCCTATAGGGTAGCTCCAGCCAAAGAACGCTCTTGTTCCATTTCATCACGCATCTCGTAAAGACGACTTATCAACTCACGGTCTTGTTCCCATTTAGTGTTTGTGCGCAACCCAGCGCCAAACATAAACGAAATCCAAGTAGACACAGCACGCTTTTGATAACGCTCCTCATCAGGGAACAATCGACGCAAATCACTTAACGTAGGCAACAACTGAGCCATAGCGTGAAGTTCATAATCTTTCATCGCCCACTGACCCTTACTGTTCTTTCCCGCGATACCAGGCACAGACAACAAATCCATTAAGAAAGGAACCTTCGCATAAGCACGAGGCACAACTTGATACTTGCCATCAAAGTTGTAGCCCTTCCAAAGATTTTGTTTAGCTTTCCACTCATACGGAGCTTTAATCAAAGGAGTAATCTGCGTACCAAAAGAACCCAAAGCTGTCTGTATGCGATCCATAACAGATTCATCTCTATCGAATCTCAATGACGGTTCAAGAAGCTCCATCGGAGCTTTGAACGGCATATCAGGAAGAATAAACATGTATTCACCGTCATACTTAAACGGAGTTTGAATAGCACCCTGACGTTCCATCCACTGAGGAACAACCTTAGGACGTTCCTGTCCGTACTCCATCTCTTTCTTAAACGAAGTGTATTTATTGAACACCGCTGGTTTGCGAGCAGCCATCTCAAACATCAACGGCATATTCTTCCGAGTCCACGTATAGAACGGAACAACCTTCTTAACGACATTCCTCTCAAAGTCCGACAAATCGTCATAATCGAAATGGAATTTCATTACATTATCGAAAGCCTCATCCGCAGAATCGCCTCTCAACAATGTGTCGAACCCTAAACTTCCTCGCAAGAAAGTTTCAGTAGCCATACCAAAGTTTCTAGACAACCTCAAAGGCAAGTTCTGAGAAGAAGCAGGATTCATAGCGGTCAACAAATTGACCTTTTTCCCAGCAATCTTTACAGTACCCCTACCTGCTGCTGCCCCAGCAGTATCAACAAACTCACTAGCAACCTGCGCACCAGCAGCACCCAAAGCACCAGTCTCAGCTAACTCACGCACATAATCAACATGTTCAGCGCTTACATTGTTTGGGTTAATCCCACGAGCACGCATCGCCTTACGCATCTTGGAAGCCCTATCAGGCATCCCCAACCGCACAGCTTCTTCCTCTTGGAACTTCCAATACGCACGCATAAATTTGCGATACGACGACCAGTTCATACCAGCCAGATGATTCATAAACACACCCGAGAAAAAGTTTCTACCGTGGAACCCAGGCTTGGCAATCATGTAAGCACGCAACAAGTTATGTAATTTGTCGTACTTACGAAGAAAGGCTTTAGCGCCCCCACGGGCAACAAACCTTTCAGCGGCAACCATGCTTTCAACAATGTTTGCTGGCCCCTGAGCGACAGCCCCAATAGGTTGCATCCCTGAAGCAAACACACTATCCAACACAGTTTCTCTATTGGCTATTCTGTGAATATCGCTACGCTGTTCAGCAGTTGAACTAATCAGGTCGAACCAGCCGTCAGCGCCATCCTCCATTTCGTCCAACGCCATCCGTATGCGTTGACCGTCAGCCTCAATAAGAATGTTTGTAGCTATCTTTAAGTCAATTAAATCATCGTTAGGTATGTCATAAAGACTGACACCTTCACCGATACCTAATTGGTTAAGGGTGTCAACCGCAGCATTCACCTGAGCAGCATTAGCATCCAAGTGACCTGCGATTGCGCGAGTCGTTTCTGCTGCTGCCAATCTTTCATCAGCGGTTTCAGCAGCAGCGGCAGTTCTTTCACGAGCAGCCCTAAAAGCTGCATCAGCTTGGTCGAAATCTCCTTTAGCTAAACCTAAATCAGAAACAATTTGAGAACGCTGTCTAACAATTTCTTCTAATGCGTCACCTTCAGGTAAATCAGTTATCACGTCATGTTGTAAAGGAAACGATTCCTGCACATTCCGTGCTTGAGTTTCAATAAAATCAGTAGCGCCTACAAAGTCGGAAGTTATAACGTCATCAGGATCTACAGCAGAAGCTCCTGCATAATCCGCAGTAAAACCACCCTTGTAATTAACAGCCAAAGGATCAGTAACTAAAAAGTTAGGCCACCAACGTCCTTCTTTGGAACCACTGACATAGTTACCAACAACATCTGTGATTTCTTCAGTGTTCATCCAACCAACAGACGTGTATCCATCTACAGATAATGACGTTGTGTACTTCTCAATAAAATCTAAATACATTCGTGCCGCTGTTGCGTCTTTCCCAGACTCGGCAATAACTTTTCCAACTGCTTCTTTTGCTGTTGGCGCAATAGTTGGAACACCAGAAGGAGTGTCTCGCCTCGGAAAATTAAGATTATTTTTATGAACTAGATCATCAAAACGTCTAACAAACCCTGAAACGTATTGTTCGTTTTGGCGTTTACTCCAAGTAGCACCACCAATTAAATCTCCAGCTTTTGCAGTAGCCGTAGTTTCTGTAGCTAAAACATCAGGCGAAGTTTGAGGATCTATCTCAGCAAAATATTTAGCAACATTTTCTAAAAATGTTTGAGGATCTTCCAACGCATCTAAACCGCCGTAGGTTCGACTCATCACTATCGAAAAAGTCATCATATCTTCGGTCGATAAAGTATTTAATTTCTGAGCAATGTCTGAATACGCAGGCGTTACATTCGTAAGATCAAGCTGTCTTATCGCAGCTATAAGTTCTAGAGGTTCAAAAAGATTAGTAACAAACTCATCTTGAACTACTTGAATGTAATTTGCATCATTAACAGAAGCCCGTAAAGCGCTTACGAACCCTTCCATAAACTCTGGATCAGAGTTCATTACCCGTCCAACTTGATCCAAAATCATAGAGTTACCAGAAGCAGTCCCAGCAAAAACTTGAGACTCTGGGAAACGAGAACTATCTATCAAAGCATTCAAACGATTAGCAATCGAAGTCACTTTGTCTGGGTCAGTTTCAACACCCATCTGAACAGCAAGTTCAGCAGCCAAATTCTGTTGTTTAGGATCTAACCCATAAATCTTGACGCTTTCTCCACCCATAGGCACATCAAGTTCAAGCCTGTAAACATCTGTTGCTGGACCAACGTCGTATTTTATGTTGCCAGGGGTAGCGTTAAGCGCCCAATAATCACCATAACCTGCTTGAAGATCCCCATAACTACCCCACAAGTTTTCGACACCACCACCAGTAGTGCCATGATTCAAACTCGTAACAGCATCAGGAACAACACCAGACGCAATCATGGCAGAAGTCACACCCGAATAAGCATCCTCAACAGCAGTCTGAGAAAAACCACGAGCAGCTAACCCAGCCTTAGCTAATTCCTCGGAACCAGCTTCATGGAAATCCTTACTCATCATTTCGCTTAATTCCCGAGTACGAACCTCTAAGAAATCAGCAAAATAAGCTATGTCATCTTCATCCAACAAACCTGCATGACGACGAACAAAGTTTTCAAACCCACCATACCTAGCTCGCAACACAAGAATCTTGTCTAACTGTTGAGATAACGCACCCATATCGTCAGCGAATTGACCAACCATTTGAGCCGCATACGGATTTGTATTGGGATCTGCTAACCCTTCAGCTTCACTCAAAACATCACGGTAACTCCAACCAGTTGCTTCCTTAGGCAAACCCTGTGCTCTAAACCCAAACGTCGCACCATTGTCGATACGAACCACGGAAGTTTCTTCTAAATGAAAAGGAGCTAAACCAATATTGTCAAACCCTGTACCAGCAGCATCCCAGTTAGCCAAAATAACATCAGCAGTAAAACCATCAGCAGCCATCTGCTGGAAAGGACGAGCAGCGACACCAGGAGGAACAATACCTTGTGTACCTAATCTTTGTAATCCAGTGTTCGGATCAGTCCACACCACCAACTCAGCAGGATCGAAACCTGTCTCCATGACAGTTGTAAACTCGTCAATCATTGGAGCGATATGCCACGAACTGCCATCCGCTCCATAAGACATGTAAGAGTTAGGAGCACCAAGCCCTAACTCACGGTAAAAAGCATTAGCCAAAACTTCACTAGCAGCACGACGAGGAGAAGCGATCACATCGCCATCCTCGTCATACATTGCCGAAGGTTGACCCATAAAATCTTCTTCTACAGCATTGTATCGTTTGGCGTAATAACGATTACCAGCCGCATCTTCATACACGCCACCAGGATTAGTCCCAGACGGTCCTTCAACCAATCGCATCTCGTCAATCCCAGGACGGACATGACGTAAATTAAACTGATGCGTAGCTTTAGCAGTTTCAATCGCATTCATACGTTGCTTCAACAAAACATAATCAGCAACAGTTAAAGTCTGCGTTCGACCCATCTTGTCTGTATAAGACAAATTCAGTGGTTGACCCCGAGCAGCTATTTCTTCCCCGAGTTCCTGTATGCGCCCACCTATCTTTTCCTCAATCTGTTCAATAATGGAGCGATAATCAGACTGGCTACTATTAGGTATACCGATGGTGGGAAAATCGTTGACCGCATAAAAGACACCTAACTCCGATTCCATACCATCAAACACGCCACTAGCAGACATCGACGCACCCGTAGTAGGAACACCGTCCTCAATAGCTCTATCAACTCTAGCTACTAATTCAACTTGGGCATCCAAAGTATTCTCAGGAGTAGGAAGAAGAACATCTTCTCCCGTAGCTTCTTTGTAACTATTAGCCACACTCAAAGCATCTTCAAGTTCTTGATTGATCCGATTACGCATGTAATCAATCTTGTTAATCGGATTGTTAGCAGCAACCTGAAGATTAATAAGATCTATTTCACGTTCAACACCCATCCACAAGCCATAACCTTGCGAATCGGCTTTCTCCAAAATTCCATCAGCAAAACCAATAGCATCTTGCATCAAAATTTCAGTTCCATCAGGCGCAACAAACACACCCATAGGATCAAAAGAAGGATCGCTTACATCAACATCTGCCATTTCCCGAGCAAATGCCTCAAAGTTTTCACCCGAAGTGAACACCTCACGAATAGCTTTTTCCAGCCACAACTTTTGCCCAGTAGCCGCAGCAATCGTATTGTACGACCACCTAAATCGACCATCATCAGAACGAATCATATTTAGCTGATTCAACAAATCTTGACGTTGAGCTTCTAAACGAACAAGCTCATCACCCTCTGTCTCAGGTAAACGTCCTTCAACCTGATCCAAAATGTTTTGTAATTCTTTTTCTTGTTCATCCAAAGAAAGAACACGCTGTTCTTCAACAGACTTCTTAGCAAATAGCTCATCTTCTTCACGACGAGCAACATCTAAAAGTTCTTGAGCTTCATCAGCCAATTCCTCTTGACGACGCAAAGTCATCCTTGCCGTATCAAGTTGAGCGCCTACAGCAGTTTGAACTTCATAAGCAGCACGAATAACAGCAGCTTGACGAGCAGCAAAAGTTTCTTCAGCTTTCAACAACTTCGCAGAAGCAGCTTTAGCTTCAGGAGAAGGCAACCGCACATACTCAACAAAGCGATGCTGCAAAATACCGCTCTCAGTTAAAAGCGTTTGCGTATATGTTTCACCCACCCGAGGAGCAACCTGATCAACCCAACCCCGAAGAGCTATGTTGATGTCATCAACAAACAAGGCATAATCGCCACCATTACGTTCAATAATGTCAGCTATCTGTTTCTCAACAGAACCAGCAACCTCACCAGTAAGTTCATCAACCGTTCCAGGAGCAAGCAAAGTCTCACCAAAAAACTCGTCTGTCGCTTCGCCACTCTGCTTTAACCTTGAAGCAGCTTCCTCTACAGAAATACCTTTTGCAGCAGCTTCAGCTTCTGCTGCTTTATTAAAATCTTGTCTACTTAGATACGAACGACGAAGCTCAGGACCAGTCGGCTGATACGCACCACGTCCCCTATGGGTTCTTTTAGAATACCTTCCACTCGCCCCCAACGCTTCCTGAAGAGCCTCTCTAGCTTCATCAGTCAACTGCCGAGGAACATAATTATCTACGCTTGAAAGAAACTCTGAACCACCCATCTGGTTCGCCATAACACGAAGCTCTTCAATGCCTTCTTGAACCGTATTCAACAACGAATCATCAAGAACAGCTAACTGCGCTGCCGCTGCCTCATCCCCACCAACAGCGTGATACACCATCGCTGGATCAGCACCAGCATCTTCAATAGCCTCAGTAATAAGACGCACTCTCTGAAGCATCTGCGTTTTAGCGTACTTACCTTTAGAGTTACCACGAGCAACAGAGTGAATAACACGCTTACCTTGCTGAATAAGAACAGCATCATCGGTAGAGCGCAATGTTCGCTTCAAATCCTGTAAGCGTCCACCTACTAAAGCATTTCCTACTTTAGAAAGACCTGCCCTATTAACAGCACCTCGCACTCCCCGAGGCAAACTCATAGCAAGTTTGCCAATAATCGGAGTCTCAGAAGTCATAAACCGAATACCAACAGGAGCCTGAACCCCTGCCCGAGTCACCTTATTAATAGCCCTCTCAATAGGATCAGCAATACGCAAAGCACGACCAATAGGTCCAGTACCAGGCACCTTCATGCCAATCCCAATTTTCATTCTTGCTGCTTCATCAGCAGTCAAAAACGCTCTATGAGCAGCCGTAGCCTGCTCCGTGGCTTCCCGAGTAGCTCGCTCTACAGCTTCCCTAACCGCATCCTCGGTAACATCTTCACCAAGTTCACGAATAGTTCTATTAACACTACGCTCAACAGCAGCAGCGACATTGTCAGCCGACGAACGACCAGCCTTATCTATTCCACTCTGAGCAACAAAATTTGCGGCACGACGCAACTCATCGCCGTCAACAAAACTTGCACCCTTTTGAATCGCTTTAGAAGAAATATTGTAAAAATCTGTAATTCCATCCGAAATAGATTTACCAATCTTTGCGGTACTGACAACAAGCTCCTCTGCCGCATCATCACCCACCTTGGCAAAAACATCTACTTCCCAACCACCAGACTTACCTTTACGTAACTCCAACTGCCCAAAACGACCAGTTTCACCACGAGCAAGCCTGTCGCCCAACTCCATAAACACGTTGTCGCCCAAGTTACGAGCAACATCATCACCTGCTGTTCTAGTGATATGCCCCAACGTAACTTTTTTTAGATTCTCAGCTACAGCTTTACGAGCAATACCACGAGCGCCACCAGTAGCCAACTTTGCAGCAAAAGCAGCCCCCTTCCCTACTAAACCAACATAAGAAAGAGGATCTAAAAGAACATCACCAGTGAACCCCAAAGCAGCAGCACCAAATTTCTGCCAACCGCTATCACGATTTTGCATTAAATCGTAGTCATGCAACAAACGACCAAACGTATAGTTCTCGTTGTATTGCTTACGCAAATCCCCAAAATCAAAACCCTGACCTGTAACCAAGTCAATGCTTTCTTTAGCCAGCGAAGATCCCAAAGCCAAAGGCTTTTGAATAATGTTAAAGAAGCCGCCTACAGGTCCACTAGCCAACGCTTTCTGCCACGCAGGAGTAGCAGAATCTATATAGCCTTCCTCTACCCAATCATAAGTAGTCGGACCAACAACAGGCTTAAAAACTTCTTGTTGCGCGATTTGAGGAGTCTCAACTTCTAAGATCTGTGCAATGCGAGAACCAGTCTCAGAAATCTGAGGATCATATAAAGGTTTCTTTTTAGGTGTGCTATCAGTTCCAAGAATTTCGGATATGCGGCTCCGATTGGTTGATACTGCCATGAAGCCTCATTATCTAGTTAATGCACCAGTACGTTCTCGTTGCTGCATATTTCTTGCATCATTCGCCAAATTACGATTTTGAAGAGCTACCGCTGCAACATCTCCTGCCAACTCAGCGTACAAAGTATCAATTATTGAAGTCTCATCGACAGTCAAACCTTTAGCGCCATACGCATCTGTATTGCGCAGTCCTTCAAGATACTGGTCACGTAGCTTTTCTGCCGCTTCATCATCGTCAGCGTTCAAGGTGTCAATACCCAACATCGCATTTACGTGCACAAAAAACTCAGGACTAAGTTTCGGATACTTCTGTTGAAGGTTCTGCATAGTTCCCATTGGGAACGCTTCAGAACCAATACCAGCAAGCCTTTGCGTTTCAATCCAATCTTCACGCAACGCCTGACGTTCACTACCTGTCATTTGTCGCCAAATAGCAACATCAACTTTGTATAGATCAGCAGCAGTTTGCTCATCAGCAGCTTCAGCTTGAGCCGCCAATAGCGATGCTTCACGTTTAAGCGTTGCAGCATCTTCTTCCGCAGCACGAACAATCTCAGCTTGTTCAGCTTTGAAAGTTTGAGCAGCTTCACGTTCCGAAGTTTGGAACGCACGACTCAAAGCAGACTGGTTAGCGGAAAATGCACGACTAAGAGCAGACTGCCCAGCAGAGAAATCACGGCCAAGCTGCGCTTGATCCGCCTGGAAATCACGACCCAACTGGGCTTGCCCAGCTTGGAACGCCTGCGTATCTTTTCGCACAAGATCACCAACAAGAGCCTCAATCATTCTCTGATCCCGACCAATGTTGAAATTCTCTTGACGCATCGCCTCACCAAGAACACGTTCAGCTTCTTCAGCATCCAAACCAGCTAACGCTTCACTCAGATTGCTTTGCAACTGTTGAGTGTATGCGAACTCTTGATCACCTAAAGCTAACTCTGCTTCAGAAGCAAGTTGCGCAGGAGCGGCCAACCGCTCCGCAGCAGCCATATCTGCAACCTGAGCCAAGCGAGCCATCGCATCCTGCGATGACATAGCTTGCGACGCAGCCTGAGAACCCACAATCTGAGCAACCTTCTCAAACTCGTCAGTAACCTGATCGCCAAGACCTGCACGAGCAGCAGCCAAACTAGCGTCCGTGCCAGCCTGCATTTGTTGAGCACGAGCAGCAACAGCATCTACAAGACCCTGCTGCACACCAGCACGATCAGCGTCTAACACACCAAGCTCTGTTTCCAAAGCAGCTTTAATGTCACCAATCTGGCCTGTGCGGCGCAACACGCTTGCAGCAAGCTGATCGACTGATTGTTGATTCAAACCACGCAGGTTTGCTTCTCGTTCAGCCATCATGTTACGAATCATGTTGCTGAAATCACGAGTAGAAAGTTCACCATATAAAGAACGAATAGTGTCGCTTACAGGAACCCCAGGCGGAGGCGGCGGCGGCGGCGGCGGAGGAGGAGGGGGAGGATCTTCATTACCATCATTCTCATCAACAACAACAGACGGATCTTTTTTAACAACAACTTTAGGTGGTACGTAATCAGCCAAAGCCTTATTAGCTTGAGCTTGAATAGCGTCTAAATCAATGTTCAGAGCATTAAACCCTTGACCTGTCTGTGGAGGCACACCTAAATCTGCCTGAGCAAAAGCATTATCTAAAGCAGCTTGTTGACGATTGGCAAGAATTTGTTGTGTCGCTTGTTTGGTAGCTTGTTCTGCGGCTCGTTGAGCAGGAGTTTTTCGCACAAACCCAGGCGAAGTCACTATATTAACAGGTTGCTGACGTTGTTGTTGAGCTACCAAATTAGCAATAGCTGTATCCATACGGTCACGAGTAGAAGATACAGGAGCCGCAGGTTGTGATGGTTTCCCATCACCAACCAACCGCCACCCTGAAAAAAAATTACCGATTGGGTTACCGATGCTACTTTTTTGGAACGATTTAGGATCAGAAAGATCTCTATGCCCAGGAGTATGTGCCATTACAAACCACCCACCGTTTGCGCAATCGCAAACCGACGCAACGCATTAGCAATCTGATCCTCAATCTGAGAACCATACAACTGCTCCTCCAACAAATTGCGTTGCTGATCCAACTGCCTCCGAGCCTCCTCAGTCTGAGCAGCCACACCAAAACGAGCCAACTCAGCCTCACCAGCAGCAATCTCCTGCGCACGCTTAAACTGCCCAGAATCAATCATCCCACGACGATTAAAAGCACCAGGCAAACTACGAGCAGCACGACCAATCTGCTGTTCAACATTGAACTTATTCATAGCATCAGAACGACCAATACGTTCTTTGGCACGCTGAATATCGCTAAGACCATAACCATATTCACGAGTCTGACGACCCAGTGAACTGGCCCGATCTCCATATCCAGCGTAAGCCATTAGCTAAACACCTGTGCAGTCAACACAATCTGATCTGATTGCGTGTTCAATGTAAGCGCTAAAGCTCCACTTGTACCACCGCCTTGCAAAGGAGCGGTGGTCGTCACAGCAGAAATGTCACCAACAGAAGTTTGTGTAATGCGTTGTTCAATGCGTTTAATAGTCATTAGTTATCCAAACCAAAATATGAAATTTGAACATCAGAATCACTAGCAACACGAATCATTTTGATTTGCGTCAAATCTTTTGTGTATAGATCCATAACCGAATACGGATTCAAATAATGACCCACCGAAGCAGTAGGCGCACCACCACGGCTCCCATCGTCCCAGCGTATACGAATAGCTTCAGCACCATTCGTAATCATCGCAGCAACAGCACCAGCAGGAACAGTTAAAGCCACAGCCGTGCTACCAACAGTTAATTGTTGGTCGCCCTTGAACACACCATACGAAGTTGCGTTAGCTAATATTGAACTCATTTTAACTCCAAAGTCCTAGTCGGACTGCTTCAAGATCGTTCTGTAACACTGTAATTGCAGCAGCATTAACCGCAATCGCCGCCGCATTTGTAGCTGCGCTAGCAGAAGTAGCGCTTACAGTTGCCTCGGCAGATGTGGCAATCGCCATAGCTCCCGAAGCGACTGCACGAATATCGCTATCCGTATCGCTAATAGCTTCAATTTTTTGAGACAGTTTCCTTAATTCATACTCTAAAGAAACACTGTTCTGTCCCAGAAACTTGTGCGTAGGGCGATACGTAACAGCCATTACTCCTCCTCTTCAGGTGGAGGAGGAGCATCATCATCTTCAGGCTCAGGTTCCGCAACAACGAAATCAGGGTTCATGTCAATCAAAACCCATTCTTGTTGTTTAGCTGGTTTCCCTTCAACCGTAATATCTACAAGTCCTTCAGGAACCCAAACTTTACCTTCAACAATTTCTTCAGGCATATCAGCAGAATAAACAGGAATATCGTTTTCCAAATCAGCATTATCTGCAAAATGAATTATTGAATCCACAGCGTCGATGTAATACAAAAGTTTCATAATTACCCTGGGAACGTATTTTCGTAAACAAAATTACCATAAGCACTTGCTTTATTTGATTTCGTCAAAGTTCCAACATTTGAGGCACCGACATTCCCAGAAAATTCGGAGTTCATATTGGAAGTAGCAGAACCCCAGTTACCAGCAAACGAAGTTACGTTTACAGATCGAGGATTAGGAGAAGCAGAAGTATCGGCAGGATCATAATACCGAACATAGGCATTCCAAGGATAATCGTCCGAAACAGTTGGAGTTGAAAAACCACCAGATCCAATTTTGACCGCAGTAGCATCATTCGCTATTGCTCCAGAACCGTCAGCCTTAACTCTAAAAGCCACACCTTTAGATCTTTGCCCACCAGAAGGATAATATTCCAGGAAGCAATGAACTACTAAATATTGCTCATCAGCACTTAAATTAATTCCACCAGCATACAAATCATGCTGACCGCTTGTGAAACCGTTCCACGTAGGATTATCGGTTACTTGCATAACACGAGTCCATTGAACATCTAAATCAGAGTTCAATTTCATTACTACAGTTTCTTTATTTGACTTAAGTCCTGTACGTTGCATAACACAATAAAGATTGTCACTGGAATCCATAACAAAACCAGCGCAGCTTTCCAAGTCAGGTGGGTGCATGTCGCCTTGGTTATTGTTGGCATATATAAGAATGTTGTCTTGCACGTTTCCATTAAATGGAGTCATTTTGGCAATATAAGTTTCAGCACCACCGTAAAGCTGTTGGACTGAATACATGACATAAAATTGGTCATTGCCGCTGTATTGACCACAGTAATAAGCACCAAAACACTGACCGTACGCACCGCTATAACTTGTGCTTTTCTTCCAAGCCTGAGAGTAACCCTTTTCGTAAGCGAAGCTAGCACCCTCACTTGTAGCGTCACTCATAAAAACAGCAGGGCTACGTTGCGAGCCTTGAGTCCAGCCGTACATACGACCTGAACCGCCCAAACTTGTCCAATCAGTTCGTGCGTCATCCCAATCGCTGCCGTACATTCTTCCAGAACCAGTACAAGCAAGAGTGTCGGTACTCACATTATATGTTCCAAATACCCAACCTGTTTTACCTGTAGGTCTACCCCCCAAACACCAATACACAGTGTTACTTCCAGCGATGTCATCGTTGTAAACCATCAACGACCTAAAACGGTCTTGGTTCCAAGAACTTCCACTTCCTGCCTGGACGTTGTACCCAGCAAAAGCTTCGATTGTGGGCGTACCACTAGTACTCAAATCAGATAATGGAATCGCAGTTACCGAAGGCATCTGCCTGTAGGCGCTATCAGGAGTGTATTTTGTGTAGCCACCAATCAACAATAAATTGGTACCGTTGGTCGTACTACTGTACGACTGCAACTCACCATTAGTAATGAAATATTGACCAATTTGTGCCGCATTTGGAGTAATGGTGCCATCAGGCGCTATTTGATAATGAATATAATTTGAGTTTGAGCCTGACTGACACATCATAACTACAGAACCATCTGAAGTTAATGGAGTGTTTTTAGCACCTTCCCACGGTCTAGCCGTGGTCGGGTACTTGGCTCCCATGCTGTTGCTCCAATCACTATCCCAACTGTAAAGACTGAACCAAGTATCAGCAGCACCACCACCGAATATGCCGCCGTTTATCCATTGAGATACACGGGTACTCGGATGCCCTTTAGGGGTTTCCGAGCGCCCTTTCCAATTAGATACGGCAGTAGATGGATTGGTTCTGTCCTGTCGGAACGACATTTACGCCTCCGATTAGGCAGTTATGCGGTTTACATAACCGTTTAGGTTGATGACATTTGCGGAAGCCGCAAATGCTTTTACTACTAAACTGTTCTGTAAGAGAAGGCCAGGAATAATAAGTGTCATTCCTGAATCAGCAGCAATTTCAAGTTCGACTAAATCGTCTTGATCTGTTGTGCCACCAAACTCAACAGTAAGAACTACGGCAGCAGCAGAAGTGTTAGTCGCATACAACCAGATCTCATCCAAATTAGATGTACCCGAAGTCGCTGTATGAACGGTCACAGATGCGCCCGTGCTAGTTCCTGTTACAGAAATATTCTTTCCGTTTGTGCTTCCCGAAAGAAGATGTTTTGAATATGTCGCCATATCTGTCCCTTAGCTAAAGACCTGATTAGAAATAATGTTATCCGATGTACCGTTTACGGACGTGGGTATATCACTAGTAAGCGCTACTGTCCCAGTCGCATTAGGCAAAGTAATAGTCCTGTCAGCGGTCGGATCAGTTACAGCAATAGTGATTTCGTAGCCATTACCAGTAGTGGCACCCGTCAAAAGTATCGGACTAGCACCCTGATACGTATTTGCTGCTTCAAATGTATTTGTCGCTTCAAAAGTAACAGAACCAGTAAAAGTACCGCCAGCAAGCGGCATCTTTGTCGCATCTGCTGGCGCAGCAGCCCATTTAAGACCTGTTGTTTCTCCAGAAGCAGCAGTCAGCACATAATCATTAGTGCCAACAGCCAACCGAGACACAGCGTCAGCGCTGGTCGCAACAATAAGATCACCTTTTGCGTCAACAATGTCTTTCTGCACAA